CTTAGGAATTATTGATAGGGCGGCATTTAACCAAGGTGCAAACGCAAAATACGACCCTTTCATAGGAAATACAGAATGTTGCCCTTCGATAGTTTCAAGGGGGCCTCATGCAATTTTTAATAAACCACAGGAACCCTCAGTCGTCTCATGGAACGGAGACACAACCCCCAAGGCGAGCGAGGATGTATCGGTAACTCTTCGTAGCCAGCAAGGCGGGGAAGGCGTGGGGGTGGCATTTCATGCCTCGCAAGATCCGATCCACAGCGAGGAGCATAGTCCCGCTTTGGGCAGTAATGCGACTATTGGAGTGGCTACCTATGACAATAAAGCTATTGGTGAAATCGTAGATTCAGAAGTTAGTGGGACTATAACATCTTACACGGGAGCTGGAGCTGGAGAAACACAGAACCCTGCATTTGTCCGAGAAAATCTTACAGTCCGCCGACTCACCCCAATCGAATGCGAGAGGCTACAGGGATTCCCTGACAATTGGACATCGGAAAAGATGGAACTGATCCTTGAGGGGAACGAGTGGAAGTCTACCGGCAAGGTGGTCAAACAGGCTGATGGTCCACGATACAAACAGATGGGCAATGCAATTACTGTCAATGTTGGGGCGTGGATAGGGAAACAAATCGGAAAGGTACTAGATGAAAATAACGATTAAACATTACCATGTAATTTTAACCGCAGAAATCCCCGAAGGGAGCGACATCGAACAGACGCTAAGAGCGATCCGTGTTTTGCTGGTGGGTGTAGGATTTCAGGAAGAATCAATCGAACGATTTTTGAAACTAGAAGATGAATAACTTTAAGAGCTACTCATTGGTGGGCGGTAATACCGCGCCAGGCAACGGTGAGAGTGAAGGACACCTCGGCGACACTCGGTCGGGTGAGTAGCTCTGTTTTTAAACACATGAAAAATATGAATACAGAATATAAAATGGGAAGAGGATTACCCCGTGGATCAAAGGTAATTGTGAAGGCGGGAAATAGACAGGCGGATATTAGATTGGTCGAGCTTGAGGATGGTGGACATAATTGGCGTTTGCAGATCGATAGGGATCTCCCCGAGACAGAATATCCAAGTCTCGAAAATGCGATCCTATCGGCAGAAACTTTATTTCGGGAAGTGGTATGATTGTAGCCTTTGACCTGGAGACTGTGTGGTCCAAGAATTACTCAGTAGCTAAGATTGGAATTGATCGATATGTCAAGCACCCCGACTTCCGAGTCACCCTCGTATCCATCGTAGCAGAGGATGGATTTGAATGGGTAGGGGAGCCACAGAAGTTACCGGTTGAGCGCCTAAACGGCCACACTTTAATCTCCCACAATGCCGAGTTTGATTCGGTTTGCGCTCGAGCCGCAATCTTTCGGGGACAGATGCCCGAGTTCATGCCAAGCGATTGGATATGTACGGCTGACATGGCATCGTACCATCAGCTTCCCCGCTCATTAGCCGGTGCGATTAAAGAATTATTTAATGAGGAAATTTCCAAGGATGAGCGAGATGCAATGGCTGGATTATCTGCACAGGAAATACAGGCAAATCCTGCCTTTATTAATTATGCACTAGAGGACAGTCGGAATTGTTTACGAGTCTATCAGGAGTTAGATGTTGGATTTCCCGAGAAGGAAAGATTGCTCTCATCCCTTACCCGCAGAATCGCAAACAGAGGTTTGGCGATCAATGGTCCACTCTGCCAGCAGTTTATAGATAAGGCAGAAAAGATACTGGAAGATGCGGACAGGAAAACAACTGAGTGGAGACAGGCAAACCTCGCCCTACAAACCTATCAGAAATTAATCATGGGCCAACGGGCAGACCGCCGAGTACCCACTCGTTTAAAATATTGTGGCGCTCCACATACCAAACGGTGGAGCGGTGGAGGAGTAATAAACTTTCAAGCTATTCCAAACGATGAGGTAGCAGATACTTCTGCCCGTAAATGCTTACAGGCTCCACAGGGTAGGGTGATTGTATCGGCGGATCTCTCGCAGATCGAACCGCGCGTAATTGCGTACCTGGTAGGCGATCAAAACTTCCTCGGCCTAGTCCGTGGAGGGATCGATATTTACGAGGCACATGGTCGAGCATCCAAGCTTTATACCGAGGATGAACCTATGGCCGAGCTTGCCCCCGAAATGAGGAAGCTATGCAAGGCTAGACTCCTCGGCTTAGGCTATGGATGCGGGGCTAATACATTTTTGGAAGTGGCAAAATCATTCGGTGTGAATATGACCGAATCTGAGGCCAAAAAACAGGTACTTTTATACCGAGCGCAAAACCCCGATGTGATGCTGGCTTGGTCGAAAATAGAGGACCAGTTCAGAGAGTGGATGAAGGAGACTCCCGAATGTATCACATTCACCACACGCTGTGGAGTCCCTGTTCGTTACTTCAATGCGTACGAGGAAAATGGAAACCTCTTTGCCTCGACTACCCGAGGATATGCACCGGTCAAGATATATGGGGCCAGGCTTTTTCAAAACCTCGTACAGGCAACTGCCCGATCAATCTTTGCAGATGCGCTTATCCGCATCGAGGCCGCAGGGCTACCGATCTGCCTTCATGTCCATGACTCGGTGACCCTGGAGGTTGGAGAGAACGAGGGGCAGGCGGCACTTCATTTACTTACTCAACTACTAACCGAGGAACCTCTTAGCTACCCTGGACTGCCATTGGCCGCTGAGGGGGAAATTAAAACACACTATTAATTATGGGATGCGAAAAAGGAGCGGGATCTTTTAAGCGATGTGATGAGCCTTTTCATTGGGTCAAAATACTTAACAACCCTTACGCTTTAGCTAATGGCTATAGATCAGCGTATAAGAGGCAATGCAAGCATTGTGGGTCTTGCGGGGTTATGGAAAGAGAAAAACCCGCTGAAGGTTCTAAAATATTAAGTGAACAGGAATCTGAGGCATATGCAGGTGATCGAAAATTGTATATTCAGCAAAAACGCCTTCAGCAATTGAATGATGAGTATGAACTCAAGGAACAGCAGAGATTAGAATACAAAGAAGAATATCACAGGTATTTACAAACTGATACTTGGAGGGCTAAACGAGAACTAATATTAAAAAGAGATAATTATGTCTGCCAGTCATGCTTAACTAAACAAGCAACTGAGGTTCATCATTTAACTTACCAGTCTTACGAAGAACAACCTGGTAGCGAAAAAGGATGGGAACTGATTTCGGTATGCCGAGACTGTCACGAAAGGGAACACGCATGAAAGAACTTATCATTTATTCGATAGTGTTCATAGCCGCCATAATCATGTGGATGTATATACTATTTAGCTTTGGGTTAGCTTTATTCTGTAACGAGGGGAGGCTATGAGAAACGATCTTCTTGATAAAATTCAAGCAGAAGAAGAAGCGGCTATTTGTTTATCCTGTTTAGATAAATCAGAACGAAGAATTTTAATTTTATATTATGTCGATGGAAAATCAATGCGACAGATTGGTGAATCTATAAATCGCACCACTAGTGCTATCCGGCAAAGAATTTTAAAGTATAAACGAAAATCTAGAAATTATTTAAGCAAGATTATGATACTAGATGGGATTCAAAAAAAAATATGAAGAAACCAATAATAGGACTTTGCGGACCCAAGGGTGTGGGCAAAACCACTTACTCAAAAACGATTGAGGATGCGGTAATCTTTTCATTCTCATCGCCAATTAAAAAGATGTTGAAGGTTATCCTACCTCACCCCGGTTGGCTCAATCGAAAGGAAGAACCAATACCAGGCTTCCCTGAGAATATTACTGTTCGTAAGATGCTACAATCACTCGGTACAGAGTGGGGTAGGGAAACAATGTATCCAAACATATGGATCGATGCGGCCATGCGTACAGCAGAACCATTCTTCGGAAAAGATACTGTTGTATTTGATGACCTGCGATTCCCGAACGAAGGCTGGGCGATTAAGCGATGGGCGGAATCGCGCGGACTGCCTTACAAGATCATACACATCTCTCGGGAAGGCTATGAGATCGACCCTAAAGAGGTCCACAAGTCAGAGCATGGACTGCCTGAACACTTTATAACCGATTGGGTGAAGGTAGATGCCGAGTAGACCTTCCAACTCCGTCCGCAAGATGGTAACCGATGCCAAGCTACGGCAGATGCTCAGAGCATTGCCCGAGGACCATCGAGGATTTACTCAGGAGCAAATCGCTCAAAAGGTAGGCGTTGCCAAGCAGACGATCTCCAAGATCGAACAGTCAGCTATGATGAAAATAACCGAGCAGATTACCCGACTGCTCAAGGAGGAATAATATGGCCACTCTAAAAGGCGATATACGCAGATGTGTAGAGAATCTGCCAAAAGGTTTATTGTCTCATCACGATATCATTCTAAGAGTCGCACTCGTTGTTACGAGTTACATTAATGATGCGAGTGAGGCAGAACGAGCAATCGAATATATCCTCCGAAATATCCACCATCGGCCACACCAACCAAATGAATTACGAAATGCTATAAAAGGGGCATATCATCGACATAAGAACCCCGACCTGCCGAAAAACCCCATAAAAGTAGCGCTTCCCGACCCCGCCCTAAAAGAAAATAACTTAGGGTATGCCGGTATATTTGAGAAATATACACTCCGATCCGATCCCATTCCGATGAATGCCGAGGATGCGCTTCAAGGACTCTTCAATCTTGACGAATCAATCTTTGTCCAGCGGGTAGTAGCCGAGCG